CGTGGTTCGATCCCACGTGCGCCCACCAGGAACCCTCAGGGAAGCCCCGGGATTTCCTAGTTTGAGATAGGGAACGGGAAGCGACCAGATCAAAACATGTTCCCGCTTGGGCGGGATGGGGGCGGGATAGATGGGTCCCAAATGAGCCCGCCTCCACGCTCCGGTCGGTCGGCATCCGACCCGATCACCGCCGCCGCGGCTGAGGCATTGATCGGTTCACATCTCCGGCGTCCGTTTCCGCCGGATGCGCTGAGCTGGCAGGACATTGCGGAGTATCTGATGGATTTGCGTAGGCGGCGTGGGCCGCGGGCCTATGGCATCGCCCGGCAGCATGTGGAGTTTATTCATGATGTGGCGCGCATCAGCCGGCGAGTGAAGGATCGGATGCGGCAGATCGAGGCGGATCATCTTCCCAAGGATTGGTTCGAGCGGCTCGATGACCCTGCCATCGCTGCGCAGATAGCCGATCACGCGGGGCATTATGGATTGTGGCAACTCGACCGCGACTTGAGCGAGGTGCCGCGGCGCTATCAGGTCTGGCTAACCGGCCGACGCGCCGCGCCATGGGAACCGGCTGCGCACGAGATATGGTTGCTGATATCAATGATATTTGCTTCCATGAAGCAACGAATCGGCAGGCAACCGACAAGCCCGTTCATCCGAGCGGTGACCGATGTTGTGCACCGCATCGGCTTCACCGGAGCGACCGAGAACGCCATTGCACAATGGGCGAAACGGCATCGCGACATTCTGCCGCAGCCGCAGCAAAACCGGGACAAGCGCTGGTAGCAGTTGTCCGTATTCCGAACGGCACATCGTCGCTAAGTCTCTGTGCGTAGCGCACATCAGCGCGAACCAGCGATCCGATAGGAGCGCCATGCCAAAGGCGCAAGCGGCAATCATCCGTCGTTATACCCGCCGAGACGCGGCACGGTATCTGACCGAACGGCTGGGCCGATCAGTGTCACACCGGACGATGCCCAAGCTTACTCTGCCCTATCAGTTGATTCTCGGGCAGGCGTCATACAGGCAGGACGACCTCGACGCTTACATTGACGGGTTGCTGCGAGCGCCACGGCGGATGGGGCGCGCGCCACGTCATCCGGTCGCCCGTGTAGACGCCACAACCTGATCTAGCGGCCGATGCAACAGCAATCCGTCACGCTCCCGCGCCCCGCTCCAGCAGCGCGGCTCGTCGAGTGGAAACCCTGGCCGTTCGACAGCCCATCGCCGATCGGCCACGCAACGATTGCTTTCGCAGGCGGCTGGACCGTGCACCGCATCCCGATTTTCCGCGGCAGGGACGGCGCGTGGTCGGTCGGGACGCCGAGTGCCGTCGAGCTGGACGGCGAGGGCCGGGCGAAGACGAAGCCTGATGGCAAGCGACAATACTGGCCGATGATCACATTTGAGACCGCCGAGGCCCGCGGGCGCTGGCAGCTCGCTATCCTGGCGGCGCTGGAAACGGGCGGCATCGTTGCGCCGAACGGAGGCGCGCCATGAGCGCACTTGATACGCTCTCCAGCCTCGTGCGCTGGGTGGCGTGGCACACCGTCCGGAAGCCCTACAAGCGACCGACCAAGGTGCCCTACGGCGACCGCGGCTATGGCGCCAAGGCGGACGATCCCGCCACGTGGCTGACCCGCGCGCAGGCGGAGAAGCTGCGCAAGGCGCGCGCTTACGACGGCATCGGGATCGAACTGGGCCTGATCGAGAACGAGCAGCTCGCTCCCGAAGGGGCCCGCCGCTACCTCGCCGGCGTCGATCTTGACAGCTGCTTCGACGAGGCGGGCGAGCTGCTGCCGTGGGCAGCCGCGATCCTGGCGCTGCTCCAGAGTTATGCCGAACGCTCGCCATCGCGCGGTGGTATCAAGATATACTTCCTCATCGCCGAGGCCGACGTGCGCCCGTTCCTGCAGCTGCTCGGCTGCAGCGATAAGGAGTGGGGGTGCAAACACACCATCACCGAGGCTGCCAACGGGCAGACCAAGCCGCCGGCCATCGAGATTTACACGGCAGTCCGCTATTTCGCGGTAACCTTCGATCACTGGGCAGACAGTCCTGACGAGATCGCCGTCATTGACTGGTTAACGCTGCAACGACTGGCAGCGTTCTTTCCGCCCAGAATCACGAACGGCGCGGGCAGCGCAGACGAAGGCAGTCCCGCGCCCGAGCCGACCGAGGTCAATATCGCTGCGCTGGAGGAGAAACTTGCCGATGCGCCGAAGCGCCATCCGCAGCTCGCCAGGAGATACCGCGGCACTTTCAGCGACATGCAGGACACCTCGCGCTCGGCCTGCGACATGAGCCTGGGCGGCCACCTGAAACGTTTTGGTTTCACCTATTCCGAAATGCGCCACGTGCTGATCGAGTGGCGCTGGGGGGCCGGCGCCGAACACATCGACGATGACAGATACTTCGAGCGGATTTGGACCCGCTCGAACGGCAAGCCGTCACCACCCAAGGACCGCGAAGGCTCACCACCGGGCGGCGTCCGGCGGGAGCGAGCTGCCCTGCGGGAGCGAGCTGATGCCGATGATGCGCCCGACCCCAGAAAGCAGGCACACAAAGCCGTCGCCCGGTTGATCTTCCGCCTGCTGCGCGAGCAGGCGGCGCAGCAGGATATCGAAACCGCCGCACTGGAAGAAGGCGCCCGTCTTGGCCTTACACCATCAGAGGTGGTCAGGATCGCGCACTATGTCGTTTCGCGCGCAACAGAAGGGGAGGAGGACGTGTGATGGACACCGTCACCTTCCCCGATTTCACTGCCGCCAAGGCCGCGCTGCGGCAGGTTTCGCTCGAAGACTTCTGGGCCTACATGCAGCAGCACAACTACATCTTCGCCCCGGCGCGGGCGCTCTGGCCCGGCTCATCCGTCAATTCGCGGCTGCCAAAGGTTCCGCTCACCGATGCTGATGGGCAGCCGGTCCTCAATAAGAACGGCGAGCAAGTAGAGATTTCACCAACGGCGTGGCTGGACAAACACAAGCCGGTCGAACAGATGACCTGGGCGCCCGGCCTGTCCGAGATAATCCGCAACCGGCTGCTGCATGAGGGCGGCTGGATCAAGCGTGGTGGTGTCACCTGTTACAATCTCTACCTGCCGCCGACAATCGTCCCCGGCGATCCCGGCAAGGCCGGCCCCTGGATCAATCACGTCAGGCTCGCCTACCCAGACGATGCCGATCACGTCCTCGACTGGCTCGCCCACCGCGTGCAGCGGCCAGCCGACAAGATCAATCATGCTCTGGTGCTGGGCGGCGAGCCGGGCATCGGCAAGGACACCCTGCTCGCGCCCGTGCGGGAGGCAATCGGGCCGTGGAACTTCCAAGAAGTCAGTCCGACGCAGATCCTTACTAGTCGTTTCAACGGCTACCTGAAAAGCGTGATCCTGCGCGTCAGCGAGGCGCGCGATCTCGGCGAGTATAACCGCTTTGTGTCTTATGATCACATGAAAATATATACCGCCGTACCACCCGAGGTGCTGCGGATCGATGAAAAGCACATTCGCGAATATCCAATCCTCAACTGCTGCGGCGTCGTCATCCTGACGAACTACAAGACCGATGGCATCTATCTGCCGGCTGACGATCGCCGCCACTACGTCGCTTGGTCCCCTCTGACCAAGGAGGATGCGCGGTTTCAGAACGGCTACTGGAACACGCTGTGGGGGTGGTATCAGAAAGGCGGGTTCGCTGATGTCGCGGCCTATCTTGCCAGACGGAAGATCGTATCGTTCGATGCGAAAGCGCCACCGCCAAAGACCCCGGTGTTCTGGAGCATCGTCGACGCTAACCGCGCGCCAGAAATATCCGAGATCACCGAGGCGATCGACCGGCTCGGCAAACCTGATGCGTTCACGCTGGAGGAGCTGAAGAACGCCGCCTACGGCTCGGATTTGTGGGGCTGGCTCGACGACCGCAAGAACCGCCGCACCATCCCGCATCGCCTGGAGAGCTGCGGCTACGTCCCGGTCCGCAACCCCGACGCGCCGGAAGATGGCTATTGGAGGATCAGCAAGAAGCGCCAAGCCATCTACGCCCGCAAAGAGCTTCCCCTGCACGATCAGATCGCGTTCGCGAGAGAGTTTTGCCGGACAGCTCGGCCATGACGCGGGCTAGTGGCACGCCAGCAACCACGAGTTGTAGCGCGGTAGGTGATGTCGGTGATGTCGGTGATCCGCTACCTTATCCCTCCTACAAACACCTCCGCCGCCACCCCGCTGTAGGCCCATTTCCTACGCGTGCGCTCTTTATGCTCACAGAAACCAGCCACGGAAGCCAGATTGGGCCCAAAGGGGGGGAGGAGTTTTTTTTAAGGTCTGGAGGGGAGATAGTTAGAAGATCACCGACATCACCGACGTCACCGACGAGACCACGGGCCACACACACAACCCCTGGGAGAGTGCCTCGGTTACCCGCCTCGGCATCGACACGTCGGCACTGGGCCCCTGAGCAGGCCCTCTCCACCGGCCCGCGAAATTTGTCGCGCAGCAGGCGGCCAGGGTCTGGGTGGGAATCCCTCACCCCCCGAGCCGCGGACGCTGCCAGCAGCCATCCTGGGCCAATTGCGGGGGTGTTTGGCGCTGGGTAGGGTGTCGCACCTGTCGCTACACAAAGTCGCTACACAAAAGGGAGCGCCCGCATGCAAGGCAAAGCCGCTACGCCGAAGCAGCGCGAGGCGTTCCTGCGGATGTTGCGCAACGCAACGAGCGTAAGTGATGCCGCAGCGGCGATCGGTGTCGCGCGACGCAGTGTGTATCGCTGGCGTGTAGATGACGAAGCGTTCCGCAGTGACTGGGACGATGCGACAGAAACCATCACTGAGAACATCGAGAGCGCCCTGGCGAAGGCCGCCCTGGGCGGCGATACCGTGTCGATGATCTTCTGGCTTAAGTCGCACAGGCCAGACGTCTACAACCGCAAGCAGGTCGTTGCCATCGGTGGCGATGAGAACGCCCCGCCTGTTGCCGTGGTCAATGGTCAGCTACAATCTGCAGGCCCCGTCTTCATCCTTCCCGATAACCGGCGCGACGATATTCCGTCACATATGCGACCGCCACCCGGCTTCACTCTGCCACCCAGGACGATCGAGGCGGAGGCGCTGCCGGTCGCGGATGAAAGCAAGCCTGAGCAAGTGGCGGTCGAAACCACCGAACCAGAGCCCGAGCAATGTCAAGTTTTGACCATCAATCGCGCGGGCTAGTTACGTCCGCATCCACGAACGCGCCCACGATGGTTACGCCTGTATATGCAATTCATGCCCCCCGGCGTGCCAAATCGGGAGTGGCGAAACATCGCATCAAAGTGGTTGGGGCTGAAACCGCCGGATGGAATCGAGGCCCTCCGAATCGCCCCGAACGCGCGCCTCCAGATCGCCCGGAGTGACCTCGATCGGGCCCCTGCACTGGCCCGGTGGGTGGGCTGGCTGGAGCAGCGCCGGCTGCTGGTGCGGGTGGGCTAGGGCCCTCCTGGGCTCTCCTGGGGCCTCCGCACGCCTTGTGGTAAGCCTCCCCTGATCGCCCCTATGCATAGTCCGCATGCACCGTCTCGACCCTAGAGCAAGGCCGCTCTGGCCTGGGGCTCGAAGCCCAGCGCAAAGCCGTGCTCGACTACCTCAACGGTGGCAGCTGGAAGCTGATCGCCGAGCACACCGAGATCGAGAGCGGCAAGCGCTCCGACCGCCCGGTGCTCGCCCAGGCGCTCACGGACTGCAAGATGAAACGGGCCACCCTGGTCATCGCCAAGCTCGATCGCCTCTCGCGTGATGCGCATTTCCTGCTCGGCCTGGAGAAGGCCGGCGTGGATTTCGTGGCCGTCGACATGCCCAACGCCAACCGCCTCACGGTGCGGCTGATGGCGGTGATCGCCCAGGAGGAGCGGGAGATGATCTCAGCCCGCACCAAGGCGGCGCTGGCCGCTGCCAAGGCGCGTGGCGTCAAGCTGGGCGGGGTGCGCCCCAACCAGCCCAGGATCGATGGGCGGCTCGGCACGGCGGCGCTGGTGGCCAAGGCGGACGCGTTCGCCGCCTCGGTCGGCCCGGCGATCGCCGAGCTGCGTGACGCGGGTCAGAGCCTCCGCCAGATCGGGGCTGCGCTGACCAGCCGCGCCTCCATGCGTGACTTCTACCATTAGCTTGGTTGTCTTTGAAATCGGCTAGGTTTAAACCGGAGCACTCCGGTTTAATCTTGGCGCGATCCGCCGCCAGCCGCCTCACCATTCGTGCCAGCGCCCTGAGCTGCGCCACCGTCTCCATCTCCCGCATGCGCCCCTTATGCGCCTCGATCGCCGCCATCTCTGCCGCTGCCCACGCCTGCGCGGCGGCGCGCTTCGCAGCAATGGTTTCGGGTGTTGTGAGTGTGCGTTGCATTGCGTTATCCTGCCCTGCCGCATGGACTGGAGCACGTGCGGGCCGGCTTGAGGCGGGAGGTGGGCGCAAGCTCGCCTCCCGTCAATCCACGTAGTAGATTGGTGGCCGCCCCTCAAACGCGAACTGAGAACTGAGCAAGGGTAAGTCTTATCAGCCAGGCAGATGAAGGGAGAGAACCATGAAGCGAACTCTGGTGATCCCGACGACCTTGGCCTTATGCCTCATCGGCCAAGCCGTAGCGGGCACCGCCACTCAGGAAAACGCTGACGATTTCATGCAAATCCATAAAATTGAGATTACGTTCCACGAGGCCGGAACGACAAAAAACCTCGACCTTATGTTATCGCTTTTCGCGGATGATGCGACACTCACTTCCGGGGGGAAGACCTTTA